ACTATTATTACACCCTAAAATTTTAAACCGGCAATACCTCCATTTATACGTAAAACATTGTAGTTTGATGCGTACACGCGAAGTGTGTGTGCACTCGATATACTTGGTTCATCAAGTTCAACCTCGAGAAGTTTGTGTATCACGCGACTCATATTTACTTGACCCGTGGGGTAGTACACTTCTGGTTTGAGTGAGAAACTGTATATACCAAACTCGTAGTTTTCATCGATAGAGTTTGTGTGGTGTCTTAGTGGCTGTTCCGCGGACAATTCAAGATTATCTGCGTCTATCACCGTGTTATTGTTGAATTTCAAATTTACGTGTTTGATGGGTACATGTGCTTGTGTATCATCATTCGTCGCTATGAAAAATAATTCTTTGACGGGGTGTTTAAAATTAATCATGACGGCACGCTTGGAAACACCTGGGTCCATGCGTATTTCTGCGACTTGTGTTTGTGTGATGACGTATTCAATGGGGCGAGTCATTATGAATGCCTTTTCTGTATCCGTGAGATACACGTAATTTACGAATAAACTTGCATTCCGAAGTTCTACGCCACACGCAATGGATGTGGGACTATACGTTGATGAACTGATATCATATTCCACCGTGAGGTCATCGACAGGTCTAAACTTTAGTTTTATTTCCACTTCCTGTACGGTGAGGCCACACGTAGGTATGGCTAAACTGGGATGTCTATTGAAGTAAAATGGCAACTGTATTTTATATTTTTGGAAATCCGTGTACTGTGAGTAGGTGGCGTCGTTAATAATAGGGTAACTGTTATGTAGCGTTGTGGCGACGAGAGTAAAGTCTGCGTCGTTTTGTGTGTAGTACAGTTGATTGTACATGTATATGTACTCACCTGTAATGCGTTGAATCGTCTGTCCACCGATGAGTAGGTCAGCGTATTTAATCATTTTCGTCGGTGTGGACGTATTCCAACGAATTTGTTTGACTTTTAGGATTATATACTTTGTTGGGTCACTCACGGATGTTATTCTAACGTTGTCGTAGGTGCCTATGATATTGATCTCTATATTCAAAGTAATTCTATAATTTCCACCCCCCAAGTTCTCTTTCGTGTAATCTTTTACACTCACACCAGATATGGTAAAATCTTCCGTACTGTTAAACACGTATTCTATTCCTTGATATACGGGGAGTTCACTCGTCTCCACGGTGTCGACGTATAAGGTAAAATCTGTGATTCCGGTCGCAATGACGTATGTATCACCCTGACCAGACGTGGGTGTGGGTGGTGGTAAATCAACGTTAAGTGTCAAATCTCGAATCATGTCACCCGCTGTGTTGGGTACACGAGTGGAAATTTCATTACCATACTCCTTAAAACGTTCTATCGGAATTTCAACTTGTTCAAAAGCAAACTTTGTGTGTCTTCTAAATCTGGAAAGAAAGTGTGAATACTGTGGTTCTTCGGTGATCCACCTGTCCTGGATTCCAGTGGCTGCGAGTAACAGACGACCCGACATTCCTACTATTTGTGAGTAAAATTTTGCGAAATAAAACGATACAGTATTTTAGAATGAACATTCAGTTGCGAAAATTCAACCCAGCGGGTATGGAGGATGACCGAATATGTGTATTCATCGGAAAGCGCAACACAGGTAAATCAACACTAGTAAAGGACATCATGTATTACAAGAAACATATACCGGCGGGTATCGTTCTATCCGGTACAGAAGAAGGTAACCACTTTTACGGAAATTTTATACCCGATGTGTGTGTATACGGTGATTATGACGGTGAAGCGGTAGATCGTGTTTTAACCAGGCAAAGAAAGCTTGTGGGTACCAGGGGGAAGAATAAAACGAATGGGGCATTCATGCTACTCGACGATTGTATGTACGATTCAAAGTTTTTGAAAGAAACACGAATTCGCCAATGTTTTATGAACGGTCGTCACTTTAACATCTTCTTCATGTTGACGATGCAGTACGTGATGGATCTTCCTCCCGCACTTAGAGCAAATGTGGATTATGTATTTATTCTCAGGGAAAACATTATACAAAATAGAGAAAAACTATATAAGTCATTCTTTGGTATTTTCCCTTCGTTTGATATGTTTTGTAAAGTCATGGATCAATGCACGGAAAACTACGAGTGTCTTGTACTAGACAATACGGTTAAAAGTAATAAAATAACGGATTGTGTATTCTGGTACAAGGCAAAGATCAGAACTGGATTCAGGGTGGGAAGTCCACAACTCTGGAGCATGCACAAGAAAACATACAATCCAAAATACTTGGAACAGCAGGAGGCTGACGCAAAGAAAGCGACAAAGAAAACACATCTCACGATAACCAAACGAAAATAATGAATGCGTCACTCATCAATTTCAAAAACATCATTCTACATTAAATGTCGACCGACGTTCGAACTTTGAATCTCTCTGAAAACGATGACGGTATGGTTCCATTGACGACATCATTCATGCAAAATAATCAAGCCGAAAAAAATGTGAGTCAAAATAAAGAAATGACCATGGACTCCACGCCAATTCATGACATCATGGGTCAGCCAGAGATGCCACTCGAACCACCAATGATGGAATCCGATCCACGAGTCCAGCAACAGCAGATGATGGTTCAACAGCCCATGATGATGCAACCACAGCAGCAGCAGCAGCCAGTTGCCATGCAAACTAAAAACCCCTTCAACCTTACTGATGAGCAGATGCAAGCCGTCGTCGTCGCGGCGTGTACTGCGGCTGCCATTAGTAAGCCTGTACAGGAAAAGCTCGCCAATTACGTGCCCCAGTTCTTGAACGAACAGGGACACCGAAGCATGGTCGGACTTGCGGCGACCGGTGCTGTGGCGGCTGGTATTTTCTATGTACTTAAGCGTTATGCCTAAAAATAATATGTATACATCGCACCACCAAATTGTGTGTTTGCGATCACCAACCCAATCATAAATGTGGGTATTAAAAGACCGAGCGTAATTCCCGTGCTTTCAATATTCTCCCCGAATTCCGTGATACTCTTTTTGAGTTTTTTGTTTTGAAGATATGCGACGAAAAGCAAGAACGTTGATAACGACGCAGTGATTATGTATCTGTAATCAACGCCAAACTTTGAAAACGCACTTGTGCCTCTAGCGATCACGTTAATGAACAATGGGGTCACCACAGTCAATAAAACTGTGTTTACCCATTGTCTAACTTTTGGTTTCGCATCTGCAGTCAAAAGTGGCGCATACAAAGCTAAGAATGTCACGACCCAAAGTAAAACCAAATTGATGATATCAGATTTCATTTATGATACGCGTAGATTATTTATCCTGGATGTGCTTACCACAAAATTTGGTCTTTTCTGGTATCTCTTGGTATACACCGATGGAAACACACATGCTTTTAATTTTGTCATAGTTTGACCAAAATTTCGCACTATGTGAATATTCATCGACCGTGCAATGTGCCAATTCGTGTATCAACACGTGCATGATTTCATTTGGTTCGCCGTCTATGCATATTCCTATCTCTCGACCCTTGTTTATATTGTAACCAACGCTTCCAGCCTGGGCGCGGTAATGCGCGGTGATTGGTATCTCTGTACAGAGTTCCTTGAATTCATTATTATCGGATTTGTGTATGTATTCTCGAAGAATTTGATATCGCTCTCTTACTATGCGCAAATTCTCTGGTTCTTTCATGTTTAAAAGTATGTATAAATTTACAATGACGAGAATAAGTGTGAGTATCATCTCTTATATACGAAGATAAATTTCGAGTAGAGTTCGGATACAGGATTTCCATGTAATGGTTCCCACGCCTTAAGTCTAAATCCTAATTTTTCTAAACGCGTCACGAATAAGTCTCTATGTGCTATGGGTTCTGTCTTTGCTCCATCTTTATAATAGGGAGTGTCTTCCAATTGTACGAATAACTTCTCACCAAAAGCGCCATGACTCGTACCTTTCATCAAGAAAAACGTATCTTTTCCATACGTGACGGGTGTTTTGAATATGATTTGTTGTGAATCGGGGATGATACCCATGAGTGTGCCACCCGGTTTCATACGTTTGGTTATTTCTTTTGTGGTTTGCATAAACAATTCTTCGGTCTGAAAAATATAGTGAATCGAAAAATTATAACACACGACGTCATATTTTCTATTTGGTGCACTCGTGATATCCCCGAGGTAAAAATTAATGCGCATTTTATACACTTTGGAAGCTCGTGATTTAGCTTCCTCGAGTGCATCTTCGAGTGGTTCGCATGCACTTAAATTAACACCACACTGTTTGAACTTACCTATGTCTCCCCCGAAACCGCATCCCACATCTAACACGGCATCACCTTCTCGACACACGCGTGTTATGAGTTCCCTCTTCTCGTGATTGTGATATTTTCGTATCTCTTCCATCACTTAAAAGTTTAAAGCTTGCTATAAATATGAAACCTTTCCTTAAGTGGGTTGGTGGAAAAACCCAAATTTTGGGTTCAGTCTTAGGTAGTTTTCCGAAAGAAATAAATGATTATCACGAAATATTTGTGGGTGGAGGAAGTGTTTTACTTGCTGTTCTAGAGAAGTGTGATATTCGAGGTAAAGTACACGCGTATGACCTCAATGAAGCACTCATAAATGTATACAAGGACGTACAATCCAGACCAAAGGAATTACACCAAAAAGTCACGAAACTCTTGAGTGTGTACGATGGAATAACCGGTACAGAAAATAATCGAAATCCTACCAATGAACAGGAAGCAGTGACATCGAAAGAGAGTTACTATTATTGGATCAGACACCTGTATAACTCAAACATAGGTGACCGGTCTGCCATGTTCATTTTTATGAATAAGACGTGTTTCAGAGGCATGTTCAGAGAAGGTTCCAATGGTTTCAATGTGCCGTATGGTCATTACAAAATGACCCCACACTTCGTATCACTTGACGAATTTGAACAAATATCAAAAAATCTACAGCGAGTTGAGTTCAAACACTGTGATTTTAGAGAGGCTATAGCTCAAGTGAAATCAGGGGATTTCATGT